TTGATAATTCCTTCATAGATATAGTACATATAAATCAAAAACCAAATACCCCTTAAACTATAAAAGGCAAGAGTTAAAATTAATATTATCTTAAATGCCTTCTTCAACTGGTTCTGGGAAGTACTCTGGGAAAAGTTCCTTGCATTTCTCTGTCCACTCTGCAATGGCACTTGATGAGCCGAATGTATGCACACCCATTGGCGCACACCACACCATTTGAGCATCCCAGTCTTGGTTTGGCTCACCATCCCATAAAACATCGATGTGATAGGTATCTGTTAAAACGGCTTCGGTTATTACATTGCCTTCTGCGTCAATCTCTGCTGGGGTAACTACAAGATTCCCTAATCTTACGATTGCGTTGTTGTGTGTTGGGTTTCCTTCTTCGTCAATGCCTAATGCGTTGATTTTAGCACTTGCAGCACTTTTACTGCCAAATTCATATTTCCGAAAATATTTCATATTCTATAATGGTTATAACTATTAGTGATTATAAAGTTGTCAATGCTTCGAGTTCTTCGTTTGATAGTCGGGTTTGGAATAAAATAAATTCATTAACGCCATTTCCGCTTTGATTTCCGCCAGTATAAGACACTAAACTCGTAGAATCTAAATTTGCAGAAAAAGAAAAAGTAGAAGAAGATGTACCAACTTGTAACCCATTAATATACAAAACGCTATCTCCGCTTTTATAAGCGAAGGCTATTTTCAAATTACCAGCATCTTGAATATTTGATTGAATTAAAAATGTTTGAACACCCGATGAATTTAGTACTGCCCAAATTTTATTTGTTGGTTCCATTTCTATCCTCACACGATTTGATGTTGGGGCTGAATTGTTGTATAAATATGCAATAATTCGATAACCACCAGCATTTATTTGCTGAAAATCAAACTCCAAAAACAAAGTCCCCTCCGTTTGCCCAATCAAACTACTAACACCCGTTTTAGAAGCAGAATCCGCATTTCTTGTCACACTCGTACCATAGGTAGGTATGTAAGATGTTGCGTAGGCTGACTGCTCGCACTGCATACCATAGATATAAACGCTGCCATTAGTGGATAAAAGGCTTGCATAAAGCCCAGTAGTTGTTGGGCTTGTGGTTGTCATAATGCAGCGGTACCATCCATTGCCGTAATTTTCCATTTTAACCGAAGTGTCCGACCACGTAGCACCTTGCGAAAGAGTAGCTTCTCCAGTTTGAAGGTTAAAAGTTCCAGAGGTTGAAGAAGTTGTAAAATCAGAAGCAACAATTTTGAAAATAGCTGCATTATTGTATTTGGCGAAGCAGCTAAAAGTGTAAGTAATTGCGCTCGCTGCCTTTGAACCCATATTGGCGTAAATTTCTTGGCCCGAAGTAGTATTTAAGGTGTCTGCGTTAGTATATCCATCGGGACTTGTAAGTGTGTTAGCCGTTACGGTTGCTCCCGCATATTTTGTCCAATAAGCGTTATCAAACTGCTCACTATAAGTAACCAAATTAGTCCTCTGCGGTTCAAGCAACAAACTAGGGCAAGAACTATCCGTATAATCTAATCTTGGTACATTGTCTGTAATACCTACGCTTACGGCAGTTGTTGTTGTGGGGATGTAGTCGGTTGCTATGTCTCCCGCTTCAAGTTGGGCTGCGTAAATAGTTGCATCACATCCGCCAGAGCCTCCAGTAATTTGGACTCCTGTAAACGCTGCTGGGATAAAAACCACAACACGCTGCCAAGATGAAGTCAGAGTTACATTAAGCAAATAAGCTGCACTATTATCTCTAATCTGTATTTGCCCAGTCCCTTTTACATATAGTGAAAATGCACTATTGGAGCCGTTAATATTTTGCACCCGCCTATCTCCCGTCCCAGCAGCCACAAAACGCCAAGCGTCATTTGCTCCCGTTAGTGGGTTTGTATCATAGTTTGCAGTTAAAGTTGGTGTTCCAATTACTATCCAAACCGCATTGGTAAAGTCATTTGAGTAGGTAAGCAAATTAGTACGCTCCTTCTCAATTAACCCATCTGCATTAACCCTTGTTGCCCCAGTTGAGCGTGAGAAAGTCAAATCACCATCTCCATTAGTAGGCTTTTGACTGAATATTGTGCCTTCTTTTGTGCCGCTTGGAATTAAAACTAAACTTGCTTTGTCGTATAGTGCCATTATTTAATTTTTTTAATTTTTGATAATGCGTATTTATTTGTACAATGTCCATTCAGCATACTTCTAACATAACTTGGGACAATTCCTAAATCTTCTGCGGCATCAAATGTTGTTTTATATGATTTTTTATTGTAATCAGAATAAACACTATACTTTATTTTGCCCTTTGAAATTGCTTTGCATTCTTCATCTGATTTTATTCTACCCTTTACTTTTAATCTCATTTTTTCAATTGCCTCTGCACCCATATTTCCCCCTATTGATGAATTCTTCATATTATATGATAATGAATCATTCATAGCATCTAACTCCTCAAGAATAAATTCTTCTAACTCTCTGTAATTTTCTCCTATATATAAAATCTCTCTTGCAAATGCCTCTGGTCTTTTTTTGTACGCTCTACTGAAATATAAACCACTTCCTATATATCCATCATTAACACTTCCCTTATGACTACCAACATAGTACATCATATTTGATTTATCGAACCATCTATATACAAAGCCAACATCCATATCTTATAAAGTTGTTAATGCTATTGCTTCTGAATCAGTTAATGCCGTATCAAATTTCAGTAGTTGCTTGTAGTTGGGTTTGAATACATCTCCTTGAGCATCAGTCAATCCTCCTACGGTAAGACTAATGGCATCCCAATTTGAAACTAAAGCATCGGAGCCACTTGGTAATGTGACCTCATTTACTTTTACTCCATTAGCAAATACAATCATAGAATCACCTCTCTTCATCAAGGCAAATTTAGAATCTGTTTGATTATTATAAATCACGCCAAAACTTGTGTTAGAACTCCCATTCCAATAGTATAGTGAATTGTCGTAAATGTGATAACTACCATCTGTGGGATACGCGCTACCATTTGAACTAAAGGCAAATTGTACATTGTTAAAAGCAACTCCTGTTGTTCCGTTGATTAAACAAAAATCGGGTGCTTCAAAAAAGATTGTAAAATTAGTTGAAGTAGTAAGAGATGAATTCACACAAACATCTTGACTTCTCGTTACGGCACTCCCATAAGTAGGTATGTACGATGAGGGGTAACTTCCTTCTTCAAATTGCGCTCCATAAATTAAAGCAGAACCCGTACCAGTTACCGTTCCGCCTTCGGTATCGGACAAGAAAATTTGAGCCAATGAATTGGTGTTATTTCCTATAACGCTACAACGATACCATCCATTGCCGTAATCCTCAATGCTTCCAGTGCCGTTTAATTCTGTTTCAACACTTCCGTTTTGAATGTCAAAGTAAACATAAGAACCAGTACTACGAAGGCGCATATATTGCATATCTACATACTTCGCAAAAACGCTAAAGGTGAAATTTCCGCTACCTCCCACAGTGTCATAAATGCTTCCCAATGCTGCACTTATCGTAAGCAAAGAAGCATTTTGTATTCCTTCTGGACTTGTTGCGTTATTGTCAGTAACAGAAGCATTTAATTTGTTCCAATCACCACTTCCAAAATACTCCGACTGCGTTACAAGATTAGTCCTCTGCGGCTCAAGTAAAAGAGAAGGACAACTCGCCCCACCACTATAATCCAATCTTGGTAAATCCTCTGTGATACCACTTACCGCAGTTGTTGTTGTGGTTTCTATATAATCTGTGGCTACAAGTCCTTGTTCAAACTGCGCACCCCAAGCATACCAAGAAACTGCTTGTTGAGATGTGATATATATGCTATTAGTTCCTGCCGTTGGAGTAAAAGTTATTGAGTAACGCTCCCATTCAGTAGTGATTGAAAAGTCTTGTTGATGAAATGTAACTCCATCGTAACAAGTCAGTCTAATATCAGGCGTTCCGCTTTGAGCCTTTAAGTATACGCTGTAAGTATATCTTAATGCACCCATCACAATTCCCGCATTTTTTACACCACTATATGTACTAAAACCATTAGCAGTAATTTGAGATGCCGTATTAGTTCCAATAGGTGATGTTGCAGCGTTTTGAGTTGTAACTCCACCTTGATTACCAAACCAACTTCCTGATTGAGTAGATATGTCGCTTCCTTGTAAAGCAAGATTCTCTCTACCCTTCTCAATTAAACCATTAACATCAACCCTTGTAGCCGCTAAATTAGAACCTCTTGAAAACGTAAAATCTCCGCTCCCATCCGTTGGTCTAATGCTATATAATTTCCCATCCTTAACCGCAGATGGAATCATCGCTAAACTTGCGTCATTGTACAAATTCATAATAAATCGTTTAATTCGTTAATGGTACAAACTCTTGCCTCTGTATCTCCACTTGCCGCCTCACATCTTGCATCGTAAGCATCGAATAACTGACGACCCTTGTCTGCTTCAGGAAACACCCTTAAATCAGTTACTGCACACTCAAAACCTTCTGTATATCCTCCATCTTCATAAGCCCTGTCCTTTAACGCTGCAACCGCTTGAATGTACCAGTAAATATCACCCCAATAAATAGAATTTAACAGACCACTATCAGTCCCCCACCAAGTAGAACCATAG